AAAACGACAGTGGAGTGGAAAAGCTAAAAAGAAGAGTCCTCCTAAAGGACGAACCTTTGTTGATCGTAAACAGACGAAGGCAATTGTAGGATTGCAGAAGACAGTTAAGAGAATTGTAAAACATGAGCCAAAGTATTTGATAGCTGAGGTAACAAATTCGAATTTACTCAATTCCACTCCGGTTATCACTTTGTTAAATGGTGTAGCCCAGGGTGATACGAACGTGACCAGGAACGGAAATAAATTACGTTTCTGGAGTCTTGAGGCAAGATTTATTATCACTGCTGGTACCTCAATGACTGACCCGACACCAGTCAGGTTCATGCTGGTTCGGAAGATTAAAACGGTTGGAGCCACAATTACATTGTCCAACCTTCTATCGGATGCAACCCCTGATGTGCTTGATAACTTTAATGTCAATAACATTGACTTTAAAAATACGTATAAAGTGTACTGGGATAAGACCGTAGTGATTCATCCGCAGGTCTTTGATAATTCAGCAACAGGGACAACAACTGAGTCGTTAGCGACGGGAACGTCCTATCGGTTCATGACTATCCGAACAAAGTTAGGAGGATTCACCACCGATTACGGACTTGGTAATGCTGGTACCGTGTCAGATATTGACACCAATGGCTTATTTTTGATTTCATTTACTGATAATTCAACTTCAAATGCCGTTGGTTTTTATCATCGTCACGTTCTCAGGTGTAGTGAGTTCTAACCTCACACACACAACACACACCCACCAACAACAACAACCCCACGCACGCACACGTGCGCATGAGGGTTGCGCCTCACACACACGCGCAACGCGCGTGTGTGTGAAGGGTGCGCAACCCTCATGTACACTCAACCTGGCTCCGGGTGTGGCACTACAAAAACCCCACACACAAACACCATCACCACAAACACACACACACAAAAAACAAAAAAATAAACAAACAAAGGCCTTAAATCATCTCATTTTCGTTTTTATTAATGTATTTAAATCTGCGACACAGAGCATCATTTGTCTCTGGGTCCGTCCACAGTTGATGTATCATATACTGGGACGTAACTATGAAGATTTTAGGTCTTATCATTATTGACCCTCCTTTGATTTCGGCCCTGAATGGGTAGTGGTCGGCCCAAATCTTCAGATAAAAGCCAATCCACTTCGCCATTTCCAGGTCCACATCCTCCAGGACCACTACATCCTCCCCATTGTATTGGTCCCACCACTTGTTCGCCATTTTTCGATATGCATCTGGATACTTCTCCCAGACCATTCTGCTCTTCCCAGTCCCAGACAGACCATGAATCCAATGATTGGTTAATGTGTCTAAACCAGTCGGCTTCTTTTGGTGGTCGAACATTATACGTTTAAGATTACTATATTGAGAAATATATATAGAGGGTGCAATTTCATCCAATTTACCTTCGATGGCGAGAGCTTTAGCCTCTTCCCAAGAACGCTTACCCAATTCTCCTTTTTCTTGTTGAGTGAGGGGTTTTACACCCCACTCATAAAAATTATTCTCCTTGGAGCAATATTTAATGTTGCTCGAAGGTGTTCCTTTACAAATCTCCCAATGTGCACGTGGCAATTTATCTTTTAATTTTTTCCACGTAAGATTACTATGCAAATGATAGTAACCCTGGAGATGAGGGGTACCATTATCTCCAAGTTCTTTACCCACGATGCCATATTTAATAAAAACTTCTTCAGTAATTGCACTATGATATTCTTCATTAGTGTAATTATTAAGAGTGAAACACCAGTTTCGCGATTTATTCATTTCGTTACTGTAAACCTTTGACGTTAACGGGAACTTTAGGGGGGGCAGTTAGTATTACCTGCCCCCCCTAGTGGGAGATTTTTTTTTTTCAAATTTTAAAAAATTTTAACAAAGTTAAAAAGAGAAATGGGAATTTCAAAACCAAAACGACAGTGGAGTGGAAAAGCTAAAAAGAAGAGTCCTCCTAAAGGACGAACCTTTGTTGATCGTAAACAGACGAAGGCAATTGTAGGATTGCAGAAGACAGTTAAGAGAATTGTAAAA